GGCCAGAGTAAAAGCTTTACAACAGGTTTGTTCGCTGCTCTAGACGCTGTTCTGCATCAAGGAGTGCATATTGGCATCATATCCAAAAGCTTTCGTCAGAGCCGAATGATTTTCAGCAAGATTGAAGACATTATAAAAACGCCAAAAGCCTCCATGTTCGCCGAGGCGGTCACAAGAGTTTCTAAAAATAACGATCAGTGGGTCATGGAAATTGGCCGCAGCAAGATCACTGCGCTGCCTCTTGGTGATGGCGAAAAACTGCGCGGCTTCCGCTTTCAAAGAATGATTATTGACGAGTTCTTGCTCATGCCAGAACGAATCTTTAATGAAGTTATTTTGCCTTTCTTATCTGTTGTGGAAAACCCCACAGAGCGTCAGGAAATTTATAACCTAGAAACAGAATTGATTGAAACGGGTAAAATGCAAGAAGAAGATCGCACTCAATGGCCAAATAATAAAATCATTGCGCTTTCTTCTGCTTCCTACAAATTTGAATACTTGTATAAACTATATCAGCAATACGAGCATCTTATTTTAAATCCTGAAAAAAGTGATGTAGCGCATCGCGTTATCATGCACTTGAGTTATGACTGTGCTCCAACTCAGTTATACGATCAGTCTTTGATTCAGCAAGCAAAATCAACCTTGAGTCAGTCTCAGTTTGATCGCGAGTTTGGCTCGATATTCACTGATGATTCCAGCGGTTATTTTAAAGTTAGCAAAATGGCAGCTTGCACCATTGAAGATGGTCAAGGTCAATGTGTGGAAATTGCTGGCGAACCAAACGATGAATATATTTTATCTTTTGACCCATCTTGGTCTGAAAGCGAAAGCTCTGACGACTTTGGCATGCATGTTATTAAAATCAATAAAGAAAAGCGAATAGGAACAGTTGTTCATAGCTATGCTATTTCTGGCACTCGCCTGAAAGATCATATTTTTTATTTTTATTATATCTTAACAAACTTCAATATTGTTTGCATTGTTGGTGACTACAATGGTGGCGTGCAATTCCTAAACGCCTGCAACGAAAGCGACTTGTTCAAAAGCAATGATTTTAAAATAGACTGCTTTGACGCAGACTTTGATGATGTTCAAAACTACAATGCATCTTTGCGCGAAGCTCGCAATCAATACAACTTATCATCCAAAAAGATATGCCATCTTCGTCGCCCAACTTCACAGTGGATTCGGTTTGCAAACGAATTATTACAGTCTTCTTTTGATCATAAGAAAATTTGGTTTGCTTGCAGCGCAGTTAATGATGACTATCAACGCCAAAGAGGCAAGAGCATTCCCATTGACCAAATCAAGTTCTTGAGAGTAGCAGATGCGGACGAAAAGAATACAGCCGCAAAAATGATTGATTTTATCGAGCACCAGAAAGACATGATTGATTTGAACAGGCAACTGGATGGTTCAAACCTACTTTGACATGATGAATTTTAAAGCAGAGGATACAGAAGCTACGTTCGCTCCATTTTTTGTTTAAAGCGACTTTGAAAGTGGGATTTGTAAGATTTGCGTGTAATATAAATTAATGGCCCGCTCTTATAACAAAAAATCCGACTATTGGACAAAGTTCAATCAAAAGTCTCTTCCGAACTTTCAATCAACAATTACTGCAAACACTGAGCCTGTTTCGGCTGGTGAACCATTTTACACTTCTGATGCTTCTATGGTTCAATTTGCAAAAGCTTCCAGAGAAGGTTTAAGCAGAACAGATGCAACTTCTAGCAGAGTTAATCGTGCGGCTCTTGCTCCGACTTTTGATCGCTACAGCAGCATTCGTGCTGGCATGTTGCCTTACAGCTTTTCTAACGACGGCGTTTATGTTCGGGAGGCGATTGAGCTATGTCAAAAAGCCTACGCCAATGTTCCTATTTTCCGCAATGCTATTGATTTGATGTCGGAATTTTCCAATGGCGAAATCTTTTTTGAAGGCGGCACAGACAAAGCAAAAGACTTCTTTTATCGCTGGATGCGCAAGATTCGCGTATGGGATTTGAAAGACCAGTTTTTCCGCGAATACTATCGCAGCGGCAACATCTTCATCTACAGAGTTGATGGTAAGTTTGATTTAGAGGACTTTAAAAAGCTCTCCACCATGTATGCAGAAGAAGGTGCAGAGATTAGAAACCAGATTCCTCTCAAGTATATTCTTTTAAATCCTTTTGATATTGTTGCTAAGCGCGTGACAACTTTTAATGCAACAAGTTATGAAAAAGTTCTATCTGAATATGATTTGGAAAGATTGCGCAATCCACAATCCGAAGAAGACATTGAGTTGCTAAACTCTTTCCCCGAAGCAGACCGCAAAAATATTCAAAAAGGCGGCTTCGCCAAGAACGGTTTAAAAATAAAAATCAATCCAGAAAAACTACATTTCGCATTTTATAAAAAACAAGACTATGAGCCTTTCTCTATTCCTTTTGGTTTTCCTGTTCTTCAAGACATCAATGCCAAGCTTGAACTCAAGAAAATGGACCAAGCAATCACAAGAACCGTTGAGAATGTCATTCTACTTATCACAATGGGCGCACCACCCGATAAAGGAGGAATCAACCATCACAATCTCCAAGCCATGCAAGACCTCTTCCGAAACGAATCTGTCGGAAGAGTGCTCATCTCAGACTATACAACAGAGGCTAATTTCGTTATTCCAGACCTTAACAAAGTTCTTGGACCAGCCAAATATGAAACACTAAATAAAGACATTGAGCAAGGTCTTCAAAACATTTTCTTTGGCGATGACAAGTATGGTAACATTGCCACAAAAATTGACATGTTTATTGATCGTCTCAAAGAGAGCCGTCAAGCTTTCTTGAACGAGTTCTTGCAGCCAGAAATCAAAAGAATCTCTAAGGCTCTTGGCTTTCGCTCTTACCCAGAAGCTCGCTTCAAAGAAATCGACTTCAAAGACAACACTCAACTTCTCCGTGTTACCACTAGACTCATGGAACTTGGAGTCATCACTCCGCAGCAAGGTCTTACAGTGTTTAATACTGGTAGATTCCCACAAGCTGAAGAGATTGCTCCAGCGCAACAGAGCTTTGTTAATGATCGTGAGAAAGGCTTCTACAACCCGCTTGTTGGCGGTGTGCCAGTTATTGCAGACGCTAACGGACAAGAAACAAATCAAACACCTAAATCTGCTGGTCGTCCACAAGGAGCAATTACAGAAGCCAATTTCTCGCGCAAAAACATTCAAGAGATTGTTTACGAAATCGAAGCTTTTGAAAACAACGTAAAAGCTCAAACCAAAGAAAACTTGGGCGTTAAGAGACTGAGCAAGCAGCAAAACTCTGCCATTGAAGAGCTTTGCAAAAAGATTATTTGCTCCCATGAAAAAAATGATTGGGGCAATAAAGCTCTTGAATGTGTAAAAGATTTTAATGTAATAGAATCTTTAGGGCTTCTCGATGAAGTTTCTGAGATCGCCGAATCTCACAAATTAGATTTTTATTCAGCAGCCATCCTACATCATAGTCGCACAAATGAGTCCTAACGAAGTTCCAATTCCTCTCGAAAAAACAGTTGTCATTAATGGTTCCACAATTGAAATCTCAATTGCGGAAAAAAAGATGAGCGATAAAGAAAAAACTTCTTACAAGAAGTTCATGGCAAAATGCATGTCGGAAAGCTCTGGCAAAACAGATCGTGAAGCTGCTATGTCTTGTGCTGTCTCATTCGACAAAATGAAAGAAAAGATCATGGCAGAAGATGAAGAAGACGATCTTGAAGAAATCGAAAAAGAGGAGGAGGACGAAGAGGAAGAGGAAGAAGAAGAGTATGAAGAGTCAAAATCTGCCGCCAAAAAAGGCGACAAGATGGAGTATCGTGAAAAGCCAAAAACCTCAAGTAATTCTGTTAGGATTCTCACTGTAGAGCAGCTTCGCAAATGGGAGTTGCACGAAAAAAACGAAACAAGAGAAGATGAATTAAAAGAAACCAAAGAAGCTTGGAGAAATACTGTAGATTTATAATATGGATTTTAAATATAAAACAGAATTTGATGTTTCTATTCGCCAGTGTAAAATTGGCGAAAACTCTTTTATTTCCACAGCTTCGCTAGAGAATCTTAAGAGTCTATTGCCTAGTCAAAGCATTGACTTGGGCAAAAACATTGACCTCATGGGAGTAGCTTTTGACGCTGCTGTTGTGAATCAATTCAATCGCAACGATGACGGCATTGACTCTCAAACTGCTGTTCAAATCGCGCCATACTTCATCCACAAACCAACAAACATTGAGCACAATAAGAAACAAATTGTGGGCCATATTGTTTCGGCTGGTTTCAATTCTTGGGGCGAAAATGTTCCCCTAAATAATCAGGAAGTTATTGAAACAAATGGCTTAATTAATCTAGCTTTGGGCGCAGTAATCTATAAGCTTGTTGATCCTAAATTTACTGATTTGATTTACAAATCAACCAGCGAAAGCAGCAATCTTTTCAATACAGTTTCTGCAAGTTGGGAGCTTGGATTTAACGAATATGTTTTGGCTGTTGGAAGCACAAATTTAAAAGAGGCTGAAATCATTTCGAACCCAAAGCATATTGACGAACTCAAAGGCAAGCTTCGCGCTTATGGTGGCAATGGTAAAATGGAAGATGGCTCCAAAATTTATCGCTTGGTAAAGGGTTCTGTTTATCCTCTTGGCATTGGTTTCACCGCTAATCCAGCCGCTAATGTCAAAGGCTTGCTGCTTGATAATGGCATCGCTCCAGAAGAAAATGTATCATTCAAAGACCCGCGAGATAAAAAAGTATTTGCAATGAATACAAAAAATATTTCCCAATTTAATCTTAAAGATGTAAACATTAAAAAATCTATGGATTTAGAATCATTCCTTTCAGAACTCAAAGCTTCTCTTACAGAGAAGAAAATCTCGGAAGAGGCTATCGCCAGTATGACTAGCACTTTTGCTGATGCAATTCGTCAAAAAGACGAAGAGTATCGCTCTGCTAAAACTGAGAAAGAAGCTTCCGAAACCAAAGCCAAAGAACTCTTGGCTTCTGTCGAAACTCTTCAAAAAGACTTGTCTGACGCAAAAGTCAAGCTCCAAGAAATTGAAGCTGCTCAAGAAGCTGAAAAAGCCTTGGCTCGCTTCAATGCTCGCATGGAGCAGATTGACAATCTTTATTCTCTTGAAGATGAAGATCGTAAAGTTATCGCTTCTGAGCTTCAAACCGTTGAAGCCTCTGACGAAGCTTTCGCAGCTTATCAAGAAAAGCTTTCTGTTGTGCTTAAGCATAAGAACAAGGAACACCTTGGTCGTTTGGCTGAAGAAACAGAAGCCAAGATCACTGCTGAAGTTGAAAAGCGCCTAAGCGAACTCAACAAATCCACCGCTTCCACAAAGACCGAAGCTGAACTCGCAGAAGAAGCACTTGAAAAAGCCAAGGCTTCTGCTGAAAAAACCATCCCGAATAACAACGGAGAAACTTCCCTAGAAAATAAGAGTCTTAAAGAAAAATTTGCCTCTGCATTTTCTCGCGAAAATATTTTAATTTCCTAATTTAACTACACAATATGGCTACCAGACTACTCCCATTCCGTCAATATGATGACCAAGATGTCATCAATATGTACGCACTAGCAGATGCTGCCGTCAACGAATCCGTAACTGGCGTTGGCAGTGGTGACGCTGGTGTTTTTGTTAAGGTTTCCGCTGGAAACTTTGACCTAGACCCCGTAAGCTACGCTACCAACAGCTACCTCGGCAAAACCGACTATCCGTTCGTTGGCGCTAACAGCTACCCATCCGTCCACCTCAAGGTTACTCCTGCCGCCTCTGGCGACACCACCAACTGCCTTGGCATCACTCTTCGCCAGACTGCAAAGTTTGACGAAAACGGTGAAAAGCTTCTTTACTATCGCCAAAAGGCCGAAGAACTTATGTGCGTGCTTCCTGGACAAGCTGTTCCAGTTGCCACTCGCGGTATGTTCTCCCTTGGCGCTAATGCTATTGATGGCACTCTCACTGTCGGCAGCGGCTTCAAGCTATCAGCTAACGCTGGTAAAGTCACTGGTTGCGCTCACTCCGATGCTGGCAAGCTTGGTCTTGTTCTTGGCACTGGTTCACGCACTTCCCAAAGCACCACAGATCAATTCGCTGGCAATTTCGCCGTGGTTGGCCTTCGCATGTAATCTTAACCAAGGAGGAAACAATTTAATATGAAAATCACTCTTAAAAGAACTCCAGAACAAATCGAACTAATCAAGGCCACCGCCTCTCGCAACCGTCAGGTTGCTTATGAAGCTCAGGTTGCTCTTGCCGAGTTCATTGGCCCTGTTCTAGCCGAAGTTATCAACAACGCTCCAACCCTTAGTAATCTCTTTACTCAGTTGCAGTTCAATGCTGATGACAATCCTTCCATTCCGCTTGACCTATACTATGATATTTCCGACGAGGACTATATCACTGTTTATAGCCAAAGCGCTGCTGGTGGTCTTCCACAGAACCAAGTCCTTCCGACTGTTTCTGAAATGAAGATTGCTACCTACACTCTCGATTCAGCCCTTAGCTTTGATCGTCGTTATGCTGCCAAGAGCCGCATGGACGTTGTGAGCAAGACCTTTACCCGCATGGCTCAAGAAATTCTTCTCAAGCAGGAGCGCACCAGCGCCAACTTGCTC